TCGAGCTGATGTCTCGCCCCCGATGGGTGCGGCATGTGGCTAAGCGGCCCGTTACGCCTGATGGCCGGCCGGCATCGGTCACTGACCCGGGCACGTGGTCGACCTATGACGCCGCGCGTCGATCGCGCGTCGGCGATGGCTTGGGGTACGTGCTCGGCGATGGCATCGCGTGCCTCGATTTGGACGACTGTCTTGACGAGCGCGGCCGGCCTAACGCGCTCGCCCGTGCGGTGCTAGCGCGGGTGCCTGACGCGTATGTCGAGATATCGCCGTCGGGTCGTGGTCTGCACATATGGGGTCGGGCGCCGGAGGCGCCGGGGCGTCGGCGGGGTGGCCTCGAGGCGTACAGCGCCGGGCGGTACATCACGGTGACGGGGCGTGTGTACCGCCCCGGTCGCCTCGCCGACCTGAGCGTGTTTTTCGCCGAGGGGGCGTGGTGAGTGTTAGTGAGGCGGCCGCGCACGGTGACCGGTTGGCGGCGCTGATGGCGATTCGTGATCGGCTCGCCCGCGAGATTGACGAGTGCGGCTCGCCCCGCGCGCTCGCCGAGCTCACCGGCAAAATGATCGTCGTTCTACAACAAATTGACGATCTTAAACCGAAACAGCAGGCTGACGTAGTCGATGAAATCGCGCAACGCCGACTGGCTCGCAGGCCAAGCACCGCCGCGGGTAAAGTACGCCCCGCGCGCACGGGATAACGCGTGGGAAGACGTCGCCGACCTGTCGGCGAGCCTCGGCGTGCCTCTCGACGAGTGGCAGGAGGGTCGCCCTACAAGCTGCGATGGGCGAGCGGTCGGACGGGCGCTGGGCGGCCCGTATCGTCGGCATATCGACGCCACGGCAAAATGGCAAGAGCCAGCTAATCGTCGCCCGGGCGCTCGCCGGCGTTCTTTTGTTCGGCGAAGAAACCATTTTGGTATCAGCGCATCAAACCGATACCGCCCGCGAGGTTTTCAACCGGCTGCTTGACATCATTGAGCGCAATCCGAGCTTGGGGCGCCGCGTAGACGCCATCATGCGGGCACTCAACCGAGAGTACATCCGTTTTCGCGGTGGCGCGACGATTCGAATTAAGGCCCGCTCGGTGTCGGGGAGCCGGGGTTTCAGTGCCGATTGCCTGTTGCTCGACGAGGCACAGATTCTCGCCGAATCGGCGTGGGCGTCGATTCTGCCGACCATGTCGGCCCGCGCTAACCCGCAGGCCTGGTTGCTTGGTACGCCACCTACGCCGACCGATGATGGCACGGTGTTTTCCAAGCTCCGCCAGGCCGGGCTGGAAGGGAAACAATCTGGAATCGCGTGGGTAGAGTGGGGCGCGGATCCGGGGGACGACCTCGACGACCCCGCAATCTGGGCGAAGGCTAACCCGGCATTCGGCGCGCGAATTACCGCTGAGGCAATCGCGGCGGAACGCGCGGCAATGACCGATGAGGAATTTGCTCGCGAGCGGCTCGGAATTTGGGATGATATCTCATCGGCGAGCATTATCCCGCGTCCGAGCTGGGAGCAACAGGTCGACACCGCCAGCATCGTTGTCGATCGGCTGGCGCTCGGCGTGGAGGTTGGGCCGGATCTGGCGTGGGCGTCGGTGGCGCTCGCCGGGCAGCGGGCGGACGGTGACTGGCATATCGAGCTCGACGAGGATCAGCACACGCGCGGCCGCGGCGTTGAGTGGCTCATACCGCACCTCGAGGCGATCGTCGCCGCTAATCCGACGATCCGGGCGGTCATGGTTGACGTCGCCGGCCCCATCTCGGCCCTACTCGACCAGTATCGACCTGGGCGTTGGCGACTGCGCGGCACGCGTATCGAGGTGATGCCGGTGCGTGTGGCTGAGCTCGGCGCCGGATGCTCGCGGGTGCTCGACGGCATCGTCACGGGGTGGCTCTGGCATATCGGGCAGCCGCAGCTCACCGCCGCGGCCATGGCTGCGGGCAAACGAGCGCTCGGAGACACAGGCATGTGGGTATGGTCGCGCCGGTCGGCGACGGCGGATATCACACCGATTCAGGCTGCGACGCTGGCTCTCATCGGCGCGCAGGCGTCCCGGCCGCGGCGCCCCATGCGGGCCACTACCTCGACACATAGTGGGCGCAAACGGGAGGCGATCGTCCTATGATCACCGCCGCGGCCAAGCTCACCCTCGCGCCGGAGAAAATCACCCTACCCGGGGTAAGCGATGAGGATAACCGTATCCTGAATGCGCTTTTGTCGAAGCTGTACGCGAAAATGCGCCGCAACATTCTTCGGCAAGCGTATTACGACATGAAATACATCTCCCCGCTCCACGGGTCGGTTATCCCGCCGCATTACTACCGCCTGGGGATTGTGCTTGGTTGGGCGGCGAAAGCGGTTGATTTGCTCGCCCGCCGGTGCAATCTTGAGAAATTCGTGTGGCCCGACGGCGATCTCGACAGTTACGGGTATCGGGAGATTTGGGAGGGTAACGCCCTTCGATCTGAGGTTTCGCAGGCGATCACCTCGGCCCTAATTCACTCGGTTGCCTTCGTGATCAACACGGCTCGTGTTCCGAGCAATGGCGAACCGCCCGCGCTAATCCACTTTGTGGACGCGATGTCGGCGACTGGGGAGTGGAATCCTCGGAGGCGTGCCCTCGACAGCCTGCTAGAGGTGCATGACTGGGATGACGATAAGCGGCCGTCCTCGCTCGCCCTCTACCTCAACGGGCGGACCATCATCGCCGAGCGTGCCGATACCGGTGCCTGGTCAGTGGAGGTGGAAAGGCATCAGTGGGGCGTGCCGGCAGAGCCGCTGCCCTACAAGCCGCGTCTCGGCCGCCCGTTTGGCTCGTCGCGGATTACTCGCGAGGTTATGGCGCTACAGGATCAGGCCACGCGTGCTGTTATTCGCTTGGAGGCGCACAGTGATATTTACGCGATTCCTGATCTGTGGATTCTTGGCGCCAACGAATCGATTTTCAAGCACCAAGATGGACGGCTCAAAAAGGCGTGGGAAATTGTTATGGGCCGCGTTAAGGGCGTCCCAGATGATCCCGATGCTGACGATCCGTCGCTCGCCAGGGTCGACGTCAAGCAATTTCCCGCCGCATCGCCCGAGCCGCATCTTGCGGCGTTAAACGCGATTGCGAAGCTTTTCGCGAGGGCCACATCACTACCGGATTCGGCGCTTGCCATAACCGATATGGCCAATCCCACCTCGGCCGAGGCATACGACGCGAGCCAGTACGAGCTGATCGCCGAGGCGGAGGGCGCCACCGATGACTGGTCGCCATATCTGCGGCGCGCCATGATCCGGGCGCTCGCGATGGCGAACGGCATTCCGATCCGCGACGTGCCGCCTGAGTGGGCCACCATCGCGCCGCGCTGGCGCAACCCCAGGTATCTGTCGCGATCTGCGGCGGCCGACGCCGGGGTCAAGCAACTCTCCGCGGTGCCGTGGCTGGCCGAGACAGAGGTGGGGCTTGAGCTGCTAGGGCTCGACGAGCAGCAGATCGCGCGGGCGCTCGCCGAGCGGCGCCGCGTCGAGGCAGCTCGCCGCCTCGACGCCATCGCCGCGGCCGCTGCCGCGGCCCGCGAGCAGCCCGAGGTCGCAACGTTGGAGGCCGGCGACGGTGGCATCACCGGATGATGTGGCTACCCTAGAGCGCACGCTCCGCGATGTCGCATCGGCAGGCTCGTATGCGGGCTCGGGCCTGCCGATGCCCTAAGCCCGCATGCCCGCATAGGAGAGGTCATGTCAGAAGCGCGCGGCGCCGTCATCGAAATTGTCGAGCGGCGTAAGGGGCCGATTGGAGATTCGGCCGGCGAATCGATGATCGTGCCGAACGATGTGAGGATCAATGGTCAGAGTTTGCTCTGCCCGGCTGACCATCCCATCATCGTGCACGGCATCACCATCAACGACGGTGATCTGGTGCGGGTCACACTGACTTTGTTCGCCCGCCGCGTCGAGATCAAGGCGGAGGCCGACGCAGGTGGCGTCACCGGATGATGTGGCCACCCTAGAACGCACGCTCCGCGACATCGTCGCCGTGGCATACCGCGAGCTCGCGGAGCGATGGGGCGAGCTCATCACCGACGCCCCGGGGCCGAGCACGGACGCCCTCGCGGCATACCTACCTGATCTCGTCGAGCGGTACGCCGACGCGGCAGCGGCGGTCGCGGCTGACTGGTACGACGATCTCCGCGACGCGGCCGGTGCGCCCGGCCGGTATCGGGCCGTGGTCGCCGAACTCCCGCCGGCGGAGCAGGTCGAGGCGACGGCCCGGTGGGCGGCCGGGCCGCTATGGGCGGCCGAGCCGGACGATCGCCGCGCCCTACTGCTCGTCGCCGGCGCGATGCAGCGCCTGATCGCGCAGGGCGCCCGAGACACGATCGCGACCAACACGGAGCGCGACCAGAAATCGGGGGTGCGGTGGGCGCGGATGCCCCGCGGGCCGAACCCGTGCGCGTTTTGCCGCATGCTGGCCTCCCGCGGCGCGGTGTACCGGTCCCACCGGACCGCCGCATATCGGCGACGCACGCAGGCCAAATACCATGACCGGTGCTGGTGTATCCCGGTCCCGGTCTGGCCCGGCCAGACCGAGCCCTATGACGTCAATAAATATCGCCAGGAATACGTCAACGCACGCGCCGAGGCGGCAAGCGGGGACCCGCGAGAAATACTAAGCGCGATGCGCGAGCAGCTCGGCGTTCATTAGGCTTACGCCCACGCGCGGCGGTTAATGCGCGGCAACTGGAGGACTGAATGAGCGATACGAACACGGCGCCTGCCGACAATGGCGGAAACTCGGCCCGGGTCACGCCGCCCGACGACGGCAGGCAGGAATACCTGACCCAGGAGGACGTTAATCGAATCATTGGCGAGCGGCTGGCGCGGGAGCGAAGCCGGATCGCCGGCCTACAAGAAAAGGCCGCACAGGCCGACGAACTCGCGAAACAGCTCGACGAGGCCAAGCAACGCGTCGAGAAGGCCGAGGCCGAGCTCGCGAGCCTCCCACAAAAGGTCACGGAGCAGCTGCGAAAGCACATCGTCACAATCCACGGGATTAGCGACGAAGACGCAGCGCTGTTTCTGACGGCGAACGATCCGGAAACGCTTCTCAAGCAGGCGTATCGCCTCGTCGAGCAAACCCAGCGCCCGTCAAATTTCGTCCCACGTGCGGGTGCAAACCCGCGTCCTCCGATCACACCTGAGGACGAAATTCGGCGGACCCTTGAAGCGCTATTCCCTGGGCAGGCCGGGCGTACGTAGGAGTGTGAACAATGGCGGTGTTTACTTCGTCTGACGCCTCGGTGCTGATGCCGCGTCAGATTGCGAGCGAGATGGTTAGAGATGTGCAGCGTGGGTCGACCATCGCCGCGCTCTCCAACAGTGAGCCCATGCAATTCGGTAACGTCGATATCATCACGTTTACCGATACGCCGAAGGCGGAATTTGTGGCGGAGGGCGCGCAGAAATCGAGCACGTCGGGCACTTTCGGCGCGGTAACCGCGGTGCCGCGTAAGGCTCAGGTCACCATGCGCTTTTCGGCTGAGGTCGAGTGGGCCGATCAGGATCATCAGCTCGGCGTGCTTACTCAGCTGGCAACAGCTGGCGCGCAGGCGCTCGCCCGCGCCCTTGACCTGGGCGTTTATCATCGGATCAACCCGCTGACTGGCCAGGTCATCAATTCATGGACTAACTACCTCACGGCGACGACATTGCGGGTCAACGCGAGCTCTGACCCCGATGTCGACATCGAGACAGCAATCGGTTTGCTGATCACCAGCCGAAAGCCCGTTACCGGAATTGCTTTCGACACGTCCTACGCATGGACCCTTGCCAATGCGCGCTACACCGACGGCCGTAAAAAGTACCCTGAGCTTGGGCTTGGGGTCGAAATTACGAATTTCGGAGGAATTGCGGCGTCGGTAAGTGACACGGTGTCGGGCCAGCCTGAGGCGGACGATACCAAGATCCGGGCGATCGTCGGCGATTTCAGGGACGGCATCCGGTGGGGTATCCAGCGCGATTTGCCAGTCGAGATCATCCGCTACGGTGACCCGGACGGGCAGGGTGATCTTAAGCGCAATAACCAGATCGCTCTGCGTCTCGAAATGGTGTACGGCTGGTACGTTTTCCCTGATCGATTCGCGGTCATCGAAGAAGTGGACGAGGGATAGGGCTAATGGCCGAGCTGGTGACGCTCAAAAATGCGCGCGGCGCGGTGGTGAGGGTGGATACGGCGACTGCCGAGCGATTGCTCGCGAAGACATCTGAGGGATGGGTCAGGGCCGGCGAGAATGAGCCATCACAGCCGGTCGAGACACGGGCGCGGCGTATGGCGAGGTAGTCACCAATGGCTGATGATGTGCCAGCGATCATCGCCGTCGAGGATCTTCCGGACAACATTCGGGGCGTCGATTTCATCGATGCGATGATCGCTGGCGCTAACGCTGCGGCCGCCCGTGTCGCGCCGTGCCTGGCATCAACTGATCCGCCGCCAACGGCTTCGCAACTAGCCGAAGCCAAACTGATTTTGCTTGGCGCGATTAAAAGATGGGTTGACGCCGGCTCCGGCGCGATTGTGCAGCAAACGGTCGGGCCATTCTCGCAGACGATCGATAATCGTCGGCGGAGTGGGTGGCGGCTGTGGCCGAGCGAGATCGACTCGCTGCAAGCCCTATGCCGTACGACGGGGCAGCGTGTCGCATTCGCGATCGACACCGCGCCAGGATCGATGCCGTATCACTCGCCGATCTGCTCCCTTCATTTCGGCGCGAAGTTATTGTTCGTGCGGGGCAGATATTGCCGGCGAGCCGATCTACGCTGAGTAAGGCAGCGATGGTGGGATACCCGTACGGCGAGCCTGTGACCCGCATCCGGGCTCCGATCGCCACTGACCGCTACGGCAACCAGGTCCGGGACTGGGCGCGCGCCGAGCGTACCCCTATGGGTCGATGGGGTGTGGCGCCCCGGACCTCCACCGAGCCGCGCGAGGCCGGCCGTGACGCCGTCATTACCGGTCTCACC